GTTGATCTGGCGCGGCCATTCCTCTTGGTGCCGGAATGGCGGCACCGAGGCTGCAGGGGTGAAGAGCAAGTCATGGCGGGTAAAGAATTCCTGCGCGCCCCGGTGGATCCGCGCATGTTCGCCCATCGCCCATGCCGCGTCATGTATCCCCAGCGTCTGCGCCTGTTCGACCTCGTGGATCACGTTGGCGGCCAAAGCGGATTTGTCGCGGTCGTATATCGCCTTGAAGTCATGCAGGAATTCGAGTGACCGCATGACCTTCAGAACCGGATCGACGGTCAATAGATCAGGGCAGGCCTCCTCTGCCGACCGGAAGAAACTCGCGACTTTGGCCATTTTGGCCTGAAAGGTCGCCCGCACACCGTTGTCGATTGGGCAAAAGCCGAGGTCTTCAGACAGTGCGATCCGCAACCCCGACAGGTCCGGGCTGCTCGGGGCGTCAAAACCCGGATCGCGGCGCTGCGACAGGGGGTCAAAGGACTGCGGCCCGGCCATGGCCGACAGTAACAGCCGGGCGTCCTGTGCCTCACGCCCCATCGGACCCTCGACGTTGAAAGGGGAGAAGCCGAAAGCCCGCCGTTCGTTGGCCACTGTTCCGGCAGAGGGCCTGAGCCCCGTGATCCCGTTGAAGGACGCCGGGGTGCGCAGGCTGCCCGCGAAGTCTGACCCCATTGCAAGCGGCACCATGCCCGACGCAAGCGCCACCGCCGTGCCGCCCGAGGACCCGGCTGCTGTATAGCGCGGGTCATGCGGATTGCAGGTCGTCCCCCAAAGCGGGTTTGCGGAGGTCGCGCCAAAGCCGAGTTCGGGCACGTTGGTCTTGCCCACCACGATGGCCCCTTGCCGGCGCAGATGGGCGACAATGAATTCGTCCGCCCGAGCGACGTTGTCCTTGTAGAGGGGCGAGCCATAGGTCGTGCGCAGACCCGCCACATCGTTCATGTCCTTGATCCCGATGGGCAAACCGTGCAGCGGCGGCAGGGAATCGCCGCGCATGATGGCTGCCTCAGCGGCGCGGGCCTCGGTCATCGCCGCTTCGGGCCGCATTTCGCAGAACGCCACAAGGAGCGGGTTCAGCGCGTCGATCCGGTCCAGCGACGCGCGCATGACCTCTACCGGTGACACCGCCTTGGCACCGATCAGGCGCCGAAGCTCCACAGCGGACATGTCTGGAGTCACTGTCTTGGTCCTCAGCAGCAGGATAGATATCTTGTAGATTGTTGACAATTGACAAAGCGCCGTCAACGAAGAACTGGGCCTTTCTCGTTGACGCCGGGCTGAAACTTGCATTCGCCCGGATTTTGTGCAGATCGCCACCTGTCCGCCCGGTTCGCCAGCGCGTCCAACACCCCCTGCAAAGTGTGGCGAGTCAGAGCCTTGGTCTTGGGCGGTGCCGGCGGTGATGGTCCGCGCTTCGGCCAGGGCGATCGGATCACCTTCGCCGTCCACATCACCCGGATAGGAGTCGACCTCGTCGAGAAACACCCAGCGCGCGGGCATCGATCGCAGGCCGACGGCCGAATTCGCGCCGGTCAGGATCAACTGCCCGCCCGGGAAGGGTTTGCCGAGGATCGTATTGCCCGCATCGCGTGACCGCGATGGCAGCACGAGGGCCCGCAGATCCGGGCTTTCCTCGATCAACGGGTCGATCCGCTGCTGCGACAGACGCTTGGCCAGATCCACGGTCGGCTGCACGGCGAGGAACGGCCCCGGCGCGCGGTGCATGCAGAAACCGATCCAGTTGTTGCCCGCCTCGGTGGCCCCGACCTGCGCCGCTTTCATGAACACCACGCGCTGCGCCGGGTGCCGCGGCGACAAGGCGTCCATCACTGCTTTCATGTAAGGCGTCCGGGCCGTGCGATAGGGTCCGGCCTCGGACGCCGCCCGCGACGACAGCACCCGGTGCCGGTCCGCCCATTGCGAGACGGTCAGCGATGGATCAAGCGCCAGCCCCGCCATCCAGGCGCGGCGGACCTCCTCGGCGCCGTCAAAGGTTTCAGCGGAGTTCAATTTTTACCTCCGCCATCTCGGACAGGTGCTGGCGCAAATACATGTCCAGAACCTGCTCCATCCGGTGGGCATCGACGCCCAGTTCCGCTGCCATGTTCGCCGCCACGCGCGGCGGCCAGTTCAGCCAGGCGTCCCGCTCGCGCCGCGCCAGATCGAACACCATCGCCGTGGCCCGGGCGCGGTCGATCACCTCAGCCTTCATCTTCTCCAGCCGGACCTTGGCGGTCTGGGCCTTCAGCACCTCGTTCGCCATCCGGGCGCGCAGGAACGACACCTCGCCGCCGGTGGCCTCTGGGCTGCCGGGATCGGCTCCGGCATCGCGGAGCGTGTCGGCCACAGCCCGGATCGCCGCCTGCGGCACAGGCTTGGTGGTCGCCGCCCTGGCTGTTCCCGCGGCCGTCTCCGCGCCCATCTGCTTGGCATGCTGGCCGCGCTGTTTGGCCGGATCGGTCTGGGCGCCCCACTCGGAATCCGCCCGAGTGGGATCGATTGTGCCGTCGGGCAGGGTAGTGATCCGCCCGGTGGCGATCGCTTTTCGGACCGCCGCTTCCGAGACCCCGCGCTGCGCGGCATAGCTTCGCCGGGACACTCCCATTCTGACCGAAACCTCCACAATTGCAGTGACTTAGGAGTTGCTCTCTTTTGGCCTCAGCGGCTGTCTGCAGCCATCGCAACACAACGGAGACCGCCATGAAAACCGCCGCCAAGCCCCTAACGAACCACGAAGAATTCTGCCTCAAGAACGCCGCGCACTTTGTTGCCGCCCGCGGCCGCACGCCCGCCACCCGAACGCGGGAGCAATTCGCGACCCTGCCCGAGGCGCAAGCTTTCGGGGCCGCGATCGGCGACGGCCGCACGATGATCTACGCGGTCACCACCCTTGGGCATTCCGCCCACATCACCAACGCCTGAAGGAACCCCATCATGAAAACCAAAGCCCTCACCGCCGCGCAGATCGACACGCTCGCCCAGCGCCTTTCCGAAACAACGATCGAACCCGGCGCAACCGCCAAGAAGGCGGGCGACAACTTCGCCCGCTTGCTGGCGGCAAAGATCGGCGCCGAGCGCGCGGCCCTTGCCTTCACGTCGATCCTGACCGCCGCCACCGCCGATCAGGCCGAGGCTCGGCTGACTTTGGTGCTGGACTATGGCAACCCCGATCCTGCGGGCGAGCCGAGCTCAGCGCCGATCGATCAACCGGCTGCTGCGATCACCCCGATCATTGGCAAGCGCCAAGCCATCCGCGATCAAGCCCAGACCGGCGCCTTGCCGATCGCACCGGACTTCTCCAAACCAACCCACGCCCGGTTCCGCGCCAAGCTCGCGCAGATCGTGGCTTTGGCCGAGGCAGGCGACATCGCCGGTCTGCAGGCCTTCGAGATCAACCCGGTCTCTTCCAGCCCAAAGGCCATGGACCGCTACCGCGACCTCTGCGTGATCGCCATAACCGCCCGCGCGCAGGTGGCGGCATGAAGATCACCCGCGAGTTCTGTCCGGGCGACCGGTATGTCTATGATTTCGGGCTGTGCAGCTATGAGAAGGGCTGGGCGCAGGTCGATACGGCGCAGGATGCGTCGTACTTCGGGACTTGGGCCAACCCGACCCGGCTGATGATCTTCAGCTATTGTGAGGGCGACACGACCTTGAAAGAGGCCGGGTCGCCCGAGGAGTTCGCCGCAGAATTGCGGGAGATTGATGCTTGGAACCGGGCGCACGGTTATGGTCCGGCGCGAGTCGATCCGGGGTTTGACCCGGCTATGAAGGGGGCGTTTGAGGCGCTGGGTCTATTGGCGATGCTGCACTAGCCACCAGACAGGCAGCGAAAACAAGGAGCATTTCGTCAAATCTCTTGGATCGCTACGAGCAAGTTGCCACGCTTCAATGCGATTTCTTCGACGGGTACTGGCGAAAGCTTGTCTGGGGCCTTCGCGTGTGCCCATCGATGGCAAGTTGGGCAAAGTACGGCAAAGTCATCAACTCGACTTTGTCTTTCACCGGCTGCCAACGGCCGAAGATGGTGGGCGTCAAACATGCCGTTGCTTGCGTCGGCGAAACTGCAAGCCTCGCAGACGATGACGCCGTTGTGCATAGACCTGTTCAGCTCTTTGACCTCACGTGCGAGCTTTGGGTCACGCTCTGCTTCTTGCGAAAGTTTCCATATCCGCTTTCCTTCGGCAGATGTGCTGTCGAGTTTAGGATACATGGTTCCGAACATCATCACTCTTCCCGGGTCTTTGAATCCCGGTGGCAGAGAAATTTCCCAGCGTCTTTCAACCTCCCAGTCTTTGAGAGCTTCCCATAGTTGGTTTACTAGCTCTTCTGGCTTGATCACTGCGTCAAACGCATTCGTCAAAATCTTGCGGTCTGCAAAGCCCAAGTCTTCAACCAGCCTCGGATGTCCCTTGATCGAGTAGATTTCCGAGACAATGATTGCGACTGGCCATTGGGCCAGCCGCTTACGTAGTTCATAGTCTTGAACGAATGCTGTTGTTTCGCCGTAAACACCAGTTCCTCTGACAATCTCAATTACGCGCCCACGCAGTCCTTCTGGGACCTGCTCACCGCCGCCTATTGTAATGAAATACGGACGATCAATTGCCTTTTCGGCCGTGATCCTTGCTTGCGAAAAGTGAGCCTTGTCCTTTGCCGCGGGATCGCCCCTTGAACCAAAGCACATTACAGATTCACTCGATACTCCCCAAACGGCCTTAACTCCCATTAGCTCGCCGGGGGTCGAAACTACGTCTTTGAGAACTATCGGCACTATTGGCTCCTTAGGTGAAAATACTTTCAGCCTATGAGCTTACAACTTGTTGGCAGAAGAAGAAAACCTCCCGTAGATGCTCACGTGCCCTCTTGCGCCATTGAAATTACCCAACGTTTGAAGCCGCCACCGTCTTTTTGTCGGGTGTCATGCACGTGGCAACGGCGCCACGTTCCAGAACAGCACCTGCCCCGGGCCGCGCATCGCAACGCACAATTCCCACGCCTTCGCATCATAGTGCAGGTCTGCCGGGAAGGGTGCTCCGATGATCGCCACCTGTCCGAAGGCGCGGGGATAAACGTGAATCCGCGCCCCAGCGACATCCTTCGGCGTCAGTTCCCGCCCAATCTGCACGACATGTCGCCGGGCTTTCGGCCATGCCAGCGCCAAACCCCGCGCCAGGACGCCCGATCCAGCGGCACACCAGACCTCGTCCGGCTCAAGTCCGGTTGCCAAAGCCGCCGCCGCGAGCGCTTCGACCGCGCCGGGGATATCGGCGCCGAAGGGGATCAATGAGGCCCCGCTGTCACGGCAGTACTGGCGGGCCCGGCTTTGCACGACGGTTAGATATCCAGGCGAAACGGGCACAACCTTGGCTCCGAGGCGGGCTGCTTCCAGCGTCCGGGCATGCGGTTTGGCGCGCTGGGCAACAAAAATAGTGGCCTTCTTGCCTAGCGCCCGGGCGACATGTGCCAGGGCAGTTTGCGCGCCGCCCTCGGGTGGGCTGGCATAGACGGCTTCCTGCACGCCGTCGAACACCCTGCCGATGAACCGGGCCTTGGTGCCGCCGGGGTGGAGATCGTCGCGGACGACCCAGATCCCCGAATGGGTTTGAACGATCGGCGCGGTCATTCTTGGGGTGCCTCCTCGCCGGTGCCGTCGGCCTCGTCGATTTCGCCGAATTCCACCTGCCCTATCGCCTCGGTGGCCCGCTTGGGGTCGCCCTTGCAGAACACCAGCACATTCTGGTGGGTGCGGCCCAGCTTGCGTGACGACTCGAACTGCCGCCCGGCGCGGATTGGCAGCGACCCGACGGCGGTGACAAGGATCGCATCGTTGTAGAACCGGGCGCCTGCTGCCTCGAAGGCCCCGACCGTTTTGCCGGGCAGGTTGACAAAGAATCCGCCTGCATCGCGTACATCGCCGATCACCCAGACGGCAAAACGATCGGCGCGCAGGCGGGAGACGGCCCCGGTTATGATCCGGGCATAGGCATCGAAGAAGGCGTCTTTGCCCAGGGTGGAAAGGTCGGCGGGATCGTCAGAGTAAACCTCAAGGTTCCAATAGGGTGGGCAGCTGAAGATCAAATCGGCATCGATGCCTTTGGCCAGCGCGGCGATATCGCGGCTGTCGCCGGTGACCCATTGCGGGGCAGGGCGAGCGCCCAGCGCCGCCTGCGCCTGATTGGCTGCAACCTGTTCGGCCCGAAGTTCGATCCCGACATAGGCCCGGCCAAGCTGGGAGGCGACGATGCCGCGCACCGATCCACCAGCGAAGGGATCAAGCACGGTGCCGCCCTGTGGGCAGAACCAGCGGTAAGCGATTTCGCACAGGACGGGATCGAAGATCGACGTGCCGGAGGCGGTTGCCGCATCCGAGGCTTGGTAATGGTCGGCGAGGAAGGCTTCGGTCGTCAGTTCATGGCCCAGTTCACCCTCCTTGGCGCGTTTCTTGGCATAGAAGCTCGGATCGCCAGAGGAATGCGACGGCATCAGAACGCCGCCGTTGGTCTTGTCGGCGCCAACCACATGCTCGCCGCGCATCAGGTCTTGGCCGAACGTCCGGGCGAGGGATTTAGCCATGTGCAGCCTCCTTTTTTTGGCGCCGGGCGGTGGCAGCCTTGGCGACCTGATCGGCAAGACCGCCACCGCCGAGGATTGCGCCATCTTTGAACGCCTTGGCAGCCCCGGGTTTGTAATCTTTGCGCGACCCGTTGCCGGGCATCGGACTGCCGCCGGGGCAGGCCCGATCGCCCTCGCCGCGGCCCAGTTCGGACCGAATGCCCATGTCCAGCCAAGCGCGCTTGCGATCCTGCCACCAACCCTTGCGGGCATCGAGGATCGAGAAGGGCGGGATGCCGAAGCGGGCGGCCAAACTGCCGGAGGACGACGCGACCGGTGGGGCATCGCTGTTGCCAGCCTCGCCGCCTTGCCCTTCGCCGCCCAGCGCGCCCGCATCACCAAATTCAAACCCCGCCAGCAATTCGTCGAGTTCAGCCTCGTCGAAGCCGATCATGTCCAGATCGAAGTTTTCGTCGCGCAGCGCAGCGAGTTCCGACGCCAGCATCGCGTTGTCCCATCCGGCGTTTTCGGCAATCCGGTTGTCGGCAAGGATCAGGGCGCGGCGCTGGGCTTCGGACAGATGGTCCAGAACAATCACTGGCACCTCAGCCAGGCCAAGGGTTTGCGCTGCCATCAACCGCCCGTGCCCGGCGATGATCACATCATCTTCGCCGATCAAGATCGGGTTGGTGAAGCCAAACTCGGCAATCGAGGCTGCGATCTGCGCCACCTGATCGGCAGAATGGGTCCGGGCGTTGCGGATGTAGGGCACCAGCCGGGCGGTTTGCATCATGTCGATCTGCAAGGGGCGGTCTCCTGAAAAAGGAACGGCCCGGCGATGAACACCGGGCCAGTTGAGGCAGGGCAGGGAGGCAGAAAAGACGATTAGCAGGTGCGTGCGTACCTGCGAACCCAAGAGTGCGCACCCAAGGCGCGAACCCAGAAAAAATGTTTGACACTAGAGACTTACCGCGCCTCTGCCCCCCGCATACAGGTCCGGCCAGGGTGGAACCAAGAAGGCCGG